ATGAGAAAGGGGGGTACAATTTGCGGACCCCCCTCCCCCCCTATGTCTTTATGTTTCTTGAATCACTTTTCGATAGAGACCAAGAACGTTCTCGCGTGCGATCTCGTCGATCGCATCTTGAATCGCTGCTTCCTGATCAGCATCGGAGAGCTGATCTGAAGTGTTGACCACTCTAGCGAGGAAGGCCGTTGTTTTGTAGCCCATGGTCTCATCAAAAGCAAACCATTCGTCCCACTGTGTGAAGGGATTGAATGGATTGTCGACAGTAGTGAGCATGCTTTGCGTCGTCATCGTTCTACCCTCCAAGTCCTCTCTTAAGAGTGGTCAGTGAGACACCAAGAGCATCTGCTACTTCGGCTTGGGTGTACCCAGAAGCCAACATTGCTCGTGCTCTAGCTTCCTTAGCAGAAGTCATCAACAAGTCCACCTTAGGAGTGGCTAGCTTTTTGACTCTATCCAGATCAGCATTAGATAGAATCTTATCAAGCTTAGTATGACTGATGGCGCCTGCCTGTATAGCGGCCCATTCTGCATCGGTGATCTCAATTCGATGCTTCTGGGCGCCGGTTCTATTACGAGCTCTCTGTAGCTCTCTTGATTTGAGTTTCTTGACCTCGTCTGCTTCCATGTCCGGGTGGGCTTGCCGTTTCTGGTGGACAGCGGCATTCGCTATGACCTGGGCTTGTCTTTCTAATGGCGCGTTTCTAAGAGCAATTCTTAGCTTCGCATCCAGGTCTGCCACTTCCTTGTGATAGGCGGCTTTAGCAGAAGGAGACCAATCAGCAGTCTTAGTGTGAAGCGATGCTAGCCTAGCTTCTCTAGCCAAAGCCTTCAACCTATTCGAGTGGTCTGCATAGACCTTCTCTATTGGTGTGCCTGAGGATAGCTTGTGTGCGTTGTCTTCCTCAGCAAGCTTGGTAGAGCGCTCGGTCTTTAGTACTACTCGACCTTGTTTGTTTATGAAGGTCGTTCCCGTTTCATTGAAAACTTTCTTTCCGGTTTTAGGATCAATCCGGAACGATTGCTTCCTTTCAAGAACGTCCTTCCTCGCCGATGCCCTAGAGATCAGTGTTGCTGCACCAGCATTACCTTTGCCTTGGTACTTGGCCTTGAGTTGAGCAATTCCATTGTCCTTGGCAGAGGCTTTCCAGTCGAGGTTGTGTTTCTCCGCATCGATGACCACCATTGAATGCCGAACTGCTCGAGCTAGCTCGGCGGTACTAGCGCCTCGGATGGTCATGTCTGTGATTAGGTTGGAAACGTTACCCATTTCAAACGCCTTTTGTCTAGGCGTCATCCTTGGCATTCCAGGGTAGTGAGGGTAAGACGCTTGAGGATCGAAATCTTTCAAGCCGGTGAGAGCAGGCGCATGCTTAACTCGACCTTGATTGTTAGGTATTACTATGACCGTGTCGCCATCGAAGTCAGCACCAGATAGTTTCTTCGCCACGTTATGGTTAATACCAATAGCGTCTGGTGCGTTACCTAGAAGCTTCTTTGCTTCGGGCTGACGGTTGTTCACGGTAAGTTCAGGAATCTCGAATACTCCGCCGTGTGGATGGCGGATAAGAACGACACGTTCGCCATTCTTATAGTTGGGCGCGTAGACTTCATTCTCCCGCATCGAGTTGATTGGGAGAATAACGTGGTTGGCTTGACGAGGAAGATGGGCCGCCGCTAGATGAACTGCCGAAGAATCAGCATCGTCTGCAAAAGCATCCAGCAGACGCTTCTTAACTGCAGGATTGGTCAATGACATGATCTCATTGAACTGCCTCTGTTTTTGATCAAATGTCATGTCGAGCTGCGACTTAGCAAGAGCCGGACTTTGCTTCGACAGCATCTGAGAAGAGAGACTACGGGACCACGTTTCCCATCGACCTTCTTCATTGACTATGTTCATGGCACCATGCTGACGACTAATAGTGGCACCGAATGGGCTGTCTGGATCACTGCTCAACGGTTTCATTGCGTCTAGCTTATGGCCAGTGTCGTGTTTGTTTGTGTTGAAGACGATGTCGGTGCCAGGAGGAAGGTCGTCTTTGTACATCGCCATGCCTTTAAGGTAATGCGTGCCATCTACGGCAATGCGAACCTGAGCATAACGAGACTTCCCCATGGAAAGATCATTGACGCCTGGACGAATGTAGATCACACCGTCAGCTTCTGAGCCGCCTTGATTAGCGTACCGAACAGCGATCCTCTTAGAGCTAACAGATCGAGGAGCCCTTATAGAATCGAATGATCGACCCCCGTCTTCACTGAAATCAGCGATACTCTTGATATTGTCGCGATTCCGGAAGACCTCCGAATAAGTCACGCCTGGTGCAGCGAGAACTTTCATCGTAGTCTGTTTGCCTGTGCCCAGCTGCTCGACTTTGACGTAATGAACGCCGTAGCCCTCTTCTCTCAGAGCAGCCAAAGCAGTCTTAAGCTTAGTTTCGCTGATGCCCAAAGGAATGTGGTGCTCGCTTCCAGCACCGACGTCCACAAAAGATTTCTTAGCAACTTGATCCTTGAGCATGGACGTTGTCGCGGCGAGGATGTTGGCTCGATCTTTCTGACCAGGAAGCAATAGAGCTCGAACTGATGACTCATTCAGCGCCATCCTTTGACCAATGGCTATGTTTGAGTAACCTTTATCTTTCAAGCGTTGAGCCTGATTGATCTGCTCTTGCTTCTGTTGGTTTTTAGCGATCGAACGAAGAGCGCGAAGTTCTGTCGTCGTCATACCGAAGCCACCGGCGATTTCAGTTTCGCTCATCCCTTTGCTTCGTAGGTCATCGACCATGCTTAGGAACGATCGATTTCGAGTACTGACGTTTCCACCCGAACCCCAGGGATAACGGCCGGAACGCCGAAGAATCCCGTAGTGTGCCAGATAAGCTTCTTCATCCAGGATCAAGACGTCACCTCCGCCTTCAGCTCGTTGATTCGTTTATCGAAGATCCGAATTCGATCCATGACCAGAAAGATATCTCCTGGTTCTGGTATCTCGAGTTTCACGTTGTTGTTTTGGTAGATGCGAAGTTCGATTGCTATCTCGTTCGGCTTGAAGCGGTATTCCAAGCAGAAGAGTGCAGCGTAGACTCTAAGCTGAGCCATCGAGACTTCATTTACGCCGGTCTTAAGATCGTGAATCCGAAGGGTGTTGTTACGAAAACCAACACAGTCCGCATGGCCATAGCAGTTGTCCGAGTAATAAAGAATCTGCTCGGGTGTCATGCCATAGCCAATGGCGTCGTTAACGTACATGTTGATCGTCGATCGAAGATCTGGAAGTTTGATTCTCAGTCGAATGGCGTCGTGTGCGAAGGCATGGAATTCGATTCCACGACGAGCGGCTTGAGCGGCGAAGAACACTCGGTCAAGCTTATCTTCCTCGTAATTTACCCAGGCGGGAGAGCTGGGGCTGAGGAACGCATGCGTGCCCACGAGATTCGAGCGTGTATTGAATTGCATCGAGAATTTCCTCTTCGTTCTCGGGATAGATTGCAGCGGCGAAAGACATCTCGTTCATCTTATCGATGTAGTAGAGTTGATTCGGTCGATACGGCGCAGTTTCACTTCGCTTGACTTCTAAAGCAAACCAGAACCAACCGATAAGAACGAGAAGATCCGGAATCCCCTGACGAAGATTCGGATTGTTAATAATCACCAACGACCCCGGGAAGCGTTTCTCGATTTCTTGGCGAAGGTGGGTTTTGTAAGCTCTTTCTAACGCTGTTTCTGTCATCGTGCCTCCAAACAAAAAAGAGACAAATGATAGGAGGCTTACTCTACCCCTTCTATCATAAGCCTGGTAGAATCGACTACTTAATATGATCTAGGTCAAAACGCAGAACTGTTGGCGAGTAGGCCAAACTGTTTCTCGAGTTTCTGCACGAGACGAATAGTTCCACGCTTGAGTATAGATCTCGGCTGCAATGAGCCCGAATTGCATAGCAGCTTCGTGCGGACTTGGAAAGACAATGTTCGTCCTTACATCCATCACTGGAGGCTGGTTTATTGGGTTCTCGAATTGTCGATGATAGCGAAACGCAAACCATCGAGGACGCCAAGCCAAGTTAAGTACTTGGTTATCGGTTCGATCGCCGTTCAGGTTGATAGGGGTGTCGAAAGATGGATGTGGTTTCCGAATAAATGCTTCGGCAACCAATTTGGAGATGGCTCTTGTCGAATACTTGCCATTTCCTCGATAGAGCGAAACGTATACCGTTCCCTGTTGATTCATTTGAATGGTAAGGACGCGACCCTCAGCATTGCGAACCGCGCCAAAGGTATCGATCGTGTAATGATCGAATCCTGGGATCGTTTTCCTTCTCGTGTCCATTTTATGGCTTTGTTCCCTTTCATCCACATCTTGCCAAAAACCAAAAATTTTCGAGAAAAACTTTTTTAAAAACGCGTTTTCCATATAGTGTGTTTACTATACTATATTAAGTTGCTCGCGTACAAAAAGTTTTTGCTCTAGGATTTGGCTTTTTGGCAGAATCTCGCCGAAATCGTGCCCGTTTTGTTATACTTGATTATATTGCATCCACCCTGGCCCGACTAATCCTTAATTGACCGGATAAAGAGCGATTCGTTAAAATTCTGCTTCGCCCGTAGACTTTTTGCCACTGCGCGGTCAATCAAGCTCTCCGACACCAGCGCGTAGTAATACAAGACCGAAAACGGAGTGTTTAGGCGATCGGTCCTACCATGTGCCTGATGCCAGTTTTTGTACGAATACGTGAGGCTGTAGAAACACGTCGCGTCCGTAGCGATACAGTTCCACCCCTCGGAACCGGCGACATACTGAACGAGATAAAGCCACCGATCAGTCTCCGGAATCGGCTGGTGTTTGTGGCCGTTCCACTCGGCGATCTGGAATTTCGACCCGCTTTCCGTCGATGATTTCGTACGCTGTGATTTTGAGATTGCTTGGTTCCCCTTCGACCCGGCGGCGCCGCGACTCGTCGAGGGCTGGCCCCATTTCTTCAATGAGGTTTTCGATTCCGTTGATTCCCATGTTTTGCTCCCTAATGTTCTCAGCATTTCCAGCTCGTAGTCGAAGTTGTAGAACACAATCAGGCGGCCATGCTCCGCTAATAACTTCGTAACCGCTTCTAGTCGCGAAGCGTCGGAATTGACAACCCTCCTCATCACAGAGAATAGTTCCGCTGCGTCCCTCAAGGGTCTGTTCTCGTAAACATGCCATCGATCTTTCACCACCCTTTCAAATTTGTGTCGATCGTAGTCGACGACGATGTCCTTAAGCTCGCGGCGAGTGGTACGTACGTATGGCATCTCTACTAAAAGTGCCTCACGTTGGCGTACAAGGCGATTAACGCCTACGTAGTGATCTATCTTGGGAAAACTGGTGTACGGTTTATAAACAACGTGTTCCCGTTTAAACTCACTTCGGTTTCGATACCATCCGTTTGCAATGAATACCGGAATGTAATCGAGCCACGTATCTCCGGGGGTAGCGCTGAGAAGAATCCAATGATTATTGCGAGCGACTCGGATGAAATACTTGCTCCAGGCCCCTGCGCCGACAAGACGCTGTTCATCAAATATGAAAAACGCGCCTTCCACGTCCCGATACCGGCCCAGATTGTTCCAGGAATCGACTCTAAGGATTCCTTGAGTAGTTCCTCCCACTGTGCGGCCGACACCGTATTTGGCGAACTCAGCATCCCAATCGAGTGAGTCTCGCTTTTTGGCTGTTGTGATGACGTAGACATCTTTCGGTGCCTCCCTCCTCATATAGTAAGTTGCTGCGGTTAGAGATTTGCCTGTGCCGACACCGCCCCAGAGAATCTTGCCGTTGTCCAGCTTCTCGACGGCTTTTTCTTGATGTTCGTATAGCTCGACCACGGCAACTCCTTTCATGTGTACATGTTCAGGTATTCCCAAACCTCGACGTACTTGTTATGGTCGCCCATGTATACCATGTACTTCCACTTTCCGTCCGCGGGTTTATGTTCCTTGAGCCAGGCGAGGGTCTCTTCTCGTGTTCCGTTGAATTCGGCCCAGTCTGAAAGACGTTTGTTCATGTCGACGACAGCGTCGAAGTACGTTCCATCCACGATCTTGCTCCTTTCTTCTGCTCCGTTGAAGAATTTGATTTCAACGTCCTCCCCGTGCTCTTCCTTAGCCATCCGTACGATTTGAGTGATCATCTCTTCCGGTACGACGTCTCGATCGATGGCTATACACCAAACGTCGGATTTTCCTGAGATGATGTCCCCAGTAAACTCTGGATTCATTGCCTCTCCCAAAACGCGTTGAGTTCGACTCCCAAAGCATTAAACAGATCTTTGAGATGTTTACGGTCTAACCGAATCGAACATGCTTCGTTTACTGATTCGTTTTGAACGATCAGCTCGTATTGGTTGTGCTTGATTCTACTCAAAGAGACGGTCTCGTTAGTCGAGTGACTGAACGTCTCCCAGATTTCTTCAATCGATTCTGACATTACCTCTCCTTAATCATCGAAAAACATAAAGTGGGTATGGGGGCCGAAGCCCCCTTCCCTATGCCGGCAGGTCTGGCAAGTCAATGCCGTGTTTCCCGCAGGCCGTCTGCATGTCCTCCCATGCAATCCGCAGGGCCATGACTGCGCCCAGCGAAGTTGCGAGAGGAGTGTCGTCGTCGCTCAGCGCTTTGTCGACGCGCTGGATGACGTCCACCAAGTTCACGCCGGCATCTCGGATCTCGAGCACCTGCGATGATGCGAACTTGGCTCGCGCTTGATCGTAGTTGAGCTTGGGTTTGGCGCCAGGCATACTGTAGCGTTTCGCCATTTCCTCGCAGGCCACGACTCCAGAATCGGGAGCAGGCTGAACCACGGACTTCATCTCCTTGGAAGGCGACGAGGGCTTGTCCGCCGCGAAGGCGAACACGGTGAACATGGCGAAGAACAGGACTGCCATGCCACTGAGGATGATAAACCACTTGCGTCCCATTATGTTCCTTTCTTTTTGTGGTCTACAGAAAGAGGAGGAGGCCTGTTGGGACCTCCTCCCCTCTCGGTGTCCGGCCCGCCGGATCGATGCGTGGACAGGGTTGACCCTCTTCCAAGTATCGCGGGCCAGTAAATCGGTATCTGACCGAACCACCAAGTTTTACTCTGTAATAAAGGCGTGTCGTTACCCTCGTGTTTACCTATAGCTCGCATTACGGACGCGAGACCATGGTAACCACCTCCTTGTCTGACATACCCGATCAAGAAGCGGAACCCGGGGAAGAGAGCTCCGCTTCTCAATCTAGAACGTCAGGCTAACGGGTGAGGTCTTCCAAGCTGGATAGCTTTACCAGCCAGGGGCGAAGTGTATTGTAGCTGCGGACGTACTTAGTGCCATCCGCGTAGATCGCCAAGAACTGAAGGTGATGGCCGACGATACTCAAGTCTGTGACTCGGCACCAGCGGTTCTCAATCCGAGCCTGGAATAGCTCGACCTTAGTCAGCTTGCGCGATCCAAACCATTTGCCCGGAGGCTTCAGGTCCACTCGCCTATCCATGTACGCTTGTAGGACGACCATTCCGTTCATGAGCGCCTCCCCACTAAAGAGAAGGTCATCCGTCCCCGGATCCATCTCGTAGTAATTAGGGACGAGCTCTGCAGGGATGTCTCCCATAATTCTTGCTCCTAACGTATTAGTTTGTTCTGAAGGTTGGGGTACCTCCACACCACCGACACCCGAGGAGGATGGCAGAGTTGGATGCCGGTGGGCGCTCTGGGCTTAAGGAGCTTTTTAGACTCGCCCAGACGAGTTATGTTACGTTGGGGTTCTTCCGGTACTGGGACCAATCGATCTCTGTTGGTTTCTCGGAAAGAGCTTGATGAGCCCACAGCGAAGCGTCTTCCAGCTCAGTCAATGTAACCGACTTGGCCCTACCTTCCGGCAAGGTTTCGTTCAGAAACACAGCGAGCTCGGTAAACTCCGAGACGATACGAATGTGAGCAGCAGCGGCCGGACTATCTGGTCCCGTGAAGGGATACCGGAACCTTCTGCTTACTTCATCGGCACTTAACATTTGGGTTCCTTTCTTTGAAACCATCCGCCTCTAAACGAGAGAGGAAGCTCTGCACTTCCTCCCCCGCTTACAAGCGTCGAGGAGTGTTAGTCCTCGTCTTCCTGGTCGCCGGTGGTCTCCTTGTCGACGCCGTCGTTCTCTTCGATCTCTTCGATCACTTCGGTCTTGTCGAGGTCGGGGTTCTCGGACATTTTTCCTCCTTGTGTTTTGGGAGTGCTTGTCAATCTCCCCGTTCTCCAGGCGCTTAATAATTTCGATTTAAGACACTCAGACCTTTCGGCAGTGTCACCTGGAAAACCGCTCTGAGCTTAAAGGACTATTTATCCTCGCTCAGACGAGGTTACGAGCATGCCGTTTCGAGAGCCGGCATGTCGTATTCGATGTTGTCGGAAACCTTGATCTCGTCAAAGGCCTCCTTGTACGCTTTGTGGGTGTAGACCTTCCAGCCGGCTCCGGCGCGAAGAACATAGTCGCCGACGAACGCCTTGGTTTGGCGATCGTTCAGCGGCCGGACGACGTGTACCTGGATGTACAAGGCTTCGTCCGCATTCTGTCGCTTGAGCACGCGGATTTCGCCTTCACACCACTGAGCCACCAGTGCCATGTTGTCGGCGGTCACTCGAACGGCCTCGACATAGAAAGGTTTGCGCATGGCGCGGACGGTCTTGATCTGTGACATTTCTGCCTTTCCGACACAAATTAAAACATCCGTGTTAGGGATGCTTTGGGTCTCATTATATGCCTTGTAGTTCTTGCGAGGATGTTACCCCCGTTTGGCTTTCCTTGTCCCCGATCGCCACTGCTTGGAGCGGGTGCGAAGACGTGCTGGTCGACGCGTTCCGTAGGGCTTCTTCTTGGGTGACTGGTTCATTAGTGTGGCCCCGCACAGGTCGGGCAGTCCATGGCACATCCGCTGCCATGATCATGGGGGTGGATTCCGCAAGCCCTGGAATGAGGACCAGCCAGAACCGCCGGAGGAACCTTATAGTTCGGTGCCTCCTTGACGGGTTCGTCTTCTGGCTCGTTGATCCAAGAAGACACCGTGGTAGATACCGACATGTGTGCCACGTCCAAAGCCGCTTGGCACAACGCCTTGAAGACCTCCTTGGCGATTTCAGGATCGCCAGTGGTCGTGACGTTCAGGCTGAAGATCTTCGTTCCTTCAGCTAGGTTCTCGGCGTCTTCCACCAGCTCCTGGGGAAGCGCATCTCCGGCCATCATTCGTCCACCCTTCCGGAGCGGGTCGGGAGCTCGTCGAGTTCGCGGTACTTCAGCTGAAGCGCGTCCTCTTGGATCTCGATGAACATGGTCTTGAGGTATGCCTTGATGCCGGACTTGCCGGCGGCGTTCCACGCATAGGGCTGGAAGATCAGGTCGACCTTCTTGATGTCGACGCTGTCGAGGATCTCGACGAGATCTTCGGTAACGGTCGTTCTCCCGCCGGACGTAATCATCACGATCAGCGGAGGCTTGTTCTTGAACGAAACCGCGACCCGGATGAAGGGTTGATCCGGTTCGTCAGGCTCCTTGGATTTGAACGACCGAACGTTCCAGCCGTCCTCATCAAGATCCGTGGCGAGCTTCTCATCGAGGAGAACACAGAAGCTTCGAGTGCCCTTGGCGTTGAACTTGTCTTCTTTGCCTTCGAAGTTGCGAAGAACGATCTTCGCGTCCTCAATCAGTACGGTGCCGTCACCGTCGGCCATCTTGAACTCCCTTGTGGAGGAGGCACTTTTGCCTGTAAGTAATACCCTTGCGCTCGTAGCACTCGCAAGACATTTCGACTCGTTTCCCGTCTTGATAGACAACGAGCGGAACTTTTTGCTCCAAAACTTGCTCCTTAACTAGGAGGCTAATTTATACTTGGCCTTGAACGCCGTCACGTCCATTACCGAGAATTCGCCTATGCGATTTCTGATTACGTACATGCCTAAAACCGCATGTTTCATCCCAGAGCGGGTGGCCACCTCGAGCGTGTGTCCAAAGAAAGAACCACGACACCAAGCGGCCACCTCCCTCGCGTTGTCGACCGTCAGTAAAACCGCTTCAACGGTAACGGGTACGACGGGCTCGTAGGTCTGAACCATGGTTCAGTATGCGTAGCCCTGCTCGGCGACCTTGGTTTCCGAGTCGGGGAAACAGATGTTGTCGACCTTGACGTACATGTCGACGTACGTCTCCTTCTTTTCCTTGTTGTAGGTGACCTCGTAGTAGCGGCCGTCCGGAAGGCTGGTGCTCACGAGCGCCTTCCACCCACCGAGGATATAGCAGAACCAAACGACGTAGACCTCGAACTCGACAGTGGGGTCGCTCTTATCCAAGCGCTCCTTCACCATCGTCTCGACAAGGGCGATGGCCTTAGCTTGCCGGGAGAATTCCGCGCTCATGTTGCTCCTTTTCGGTTTGTTGGCTGGCATGATTCTTTTTAACCGACGAATCTCGTGAATTCGCCAAAGTAGTCGATAGTTTTCCGAGCTTCCTCGGCCAGGTTGTCGAAGTAGACCATGTCGACTGCCTCGGTTCCCAGCGACTTCGCTGTCTCCGCTTCGAGCCACAGGTAGCCCTTAGTTCCCGTCACAGCGTAGGGCTTACCGTCCTTAACCCGGTACAGCATCCCTCCACCGAAGCCTTGCTTGACCGGAACAAAGCGGCCGGTACGTCCGACGTGGTGCATTCCTTCCGCGAAGGCCATGGGACGATCGTGCTCGAAGTCGAGATACATGACTCCTTGACTGACCTGCTTGGTTTCGCAGAGGTCGTCCCATTCGATCGACTCTCCGGTGAAGAGCTTCTTGAAGACGTACGGGTGTTGGAACTGGGCGCCAACGGCTTCCCACTTGTCACCCTTGCGCGCGATATAGACGGCGTCGTTGACCAGACAGAACGCGTCGTAGACATCTCGTTCAGGTTTGAACTCGAAGTCGTACCCGTACTTCTTACCGAACTCAATTACGAATTCGATAATCTCTGGCGTCGCGTCCGGTATTTTGATCGAATCCGTCTTGATGTGCGCAACCGAGAAACCCCGTTCCTGTACAGCATGCTTGAGATCAACCATGAATAAGGCGCCCCGCTTTGCGACGATGTTATCCTTATTATTAGCGTCTCGGAACGGGTTATCGAATTTAGCCGAGGTGAGGCCGTAGACAATGTTGATGACAATCTTAAGAGCGTCGGCCAATCCTTTAACGTTCTTAGGATCGCCCAGATACTTGGCGAGCTTACCACCCAGGAGGCCTGCGGCAGTCTCGTAGTCCTCAGCTTTAATCGCCAAACGCGCCTCGACAAGAGCCGCGAACTTGGGTGTGTATTCGCCAAAGAGGTTGAGCTGGATGATGCTAGTAGGATGCATGCTCGCCACGTCCAGAAGGGCAACGCGTTCGTACATTCCTGGTTCGGCGTAGACGTATCCGCCTTCACCGGTTTCCTCCCCTCGGTAATAACTCTTCCCTCGGTCAAAGGTGTACCCCGGGAAATCCGTGGAAAGATCGGTGTAGACGAAAGCCCGTTGTGGGTTCTTGTCTTCGCCGAAGATGATCCTGGCTGTGTGCTTTGCTGTTGTTTCGTTGATGCTCAGGCCGCTTAGATCCGCCAGGATTTGACGCGCGACGAAATCCCCCTTGCGAGCTTCGAACACGACCTCGGTCGATGCTACGTCATTGCAGCAGTACTCCACGACACGAGGAATATCTTTCTCGGCTACCGGCTCGTCCCAGGGGAAATCGAGCTCCATGTGATGGACGCCCAATTCGATTTGGAACTTCTTCAAGCCCTGTTTCTTCGAGCTGAAGTCGTAGATGTCGGCGTAAGACAAATTGTATGCCTCGCCGAACATGGAGCTGACGTTTCCTTCGATGATCTTCTGCGAGAGACGGTAGATCTGTTCGTTGTTATATCCCATGTATCGAGCCCACAGGATATGATTGTCGTAACGGCGATTGTTGAAGCCGACCAGCTTGAGGGAGAAAAGCTTCTCGACTTCTTGAGGGGAAGGGTTGATCATCCGAACGATTTCTTTCGCGCCGGCATACTTCCAGCAGACCACCAGGAGGTTGGGGTAAACCTCAAGGTCGAAGAAGACGATACGTTCGTCCTTGACTGCCGGTGCTTGCGTTTCGATTTCTTCAGACTTGAACCGCATCCTTTGCACAACCTTCAAGGCAGCCAGCGGTTGGTTGCTTGAGTTGTTGGCAAACGCAATAATCTTGCCCTTGAGATCGGTGACGTCGTAGACCATCCCAGCGAGATATGCCTCTTCCAGGATATGGGCAATGAAATCGATCGAGGGCTTCGTTCCGGGGTGGATCTCCTTGCGTAGATTTCGAGCGATAAGATCGCGTAGACCTTTCTCGCTCTTGATAGTTTCTGCGGCAAGCATCTTCTTCTCCTTGAGCGGAAGCCCACTGCTTATCGTGGAAATAGGCACGTTGTTGCACTTTGACAGCCGGCGGCGCAAGGAAGCATCTCCCGCGAACACTTTGACTTCAATTCCGTCATCGTAGACGCGGCCGAGTTGGGTGACATCACCATCGTAGATATAATGGAGATGGACGCCCGAACCCGATTTACTGAGTTCTGCGTAGGTCGCAGGCCACGAAGAAGCAGCCTCAAGGTTGCGAGCAAGAGACTTTTCTCCATCATCGTCCTTCAGGTCGAAGTCGATCACAATTTGCTGTTCTGGAAGTTTGACGAAATGCACCTGTGAGGTGTCTATCTCAGCAAGGGTAGTTTTTACTTCAACCCATCGCCTCTTAGGTGTCCCGTCTTCTTTAGCTTCTTGAGCCGGTTGGTCTGCGAACTCCAAGTCGAACGGCGAAATATCTTCCTCCAGCACCAAAGTAAAGACGCTCGAGTCGTGTCGATGAGGAGTTTTAAAATGCTCGGAAGTGAATCCAGCATAGTAACTCCGAACCACTTCACCCTGGACTGTAGTCCGTTCCAGAAATTCCTTAAAATAGTTTCTCAACTCCTCTCGAACCTTGTACTGAGGAAGAACGAAATCCACGCCGGTATCCGCACAGTACTGCTTGTACAATGCGTAAGCTTGCTTGAGCGAAACGCCATCCTGGCTCTTGAATATGTCGAAGTGTGCCTCGATGAAGTTGAAGAAGACATCCGTTTGGAACATCATCTGCAGAGGGCGATACCCATTGTAATAGTTCCGCCCTGTCGATTGGTACACCTCGAGACAATGGTGGGCTATCGCGCCGAGCTCGAAATCAATCTGCGCGATAAGAGTGTGATATCGAACCGGAGGAATCGTCACGCCCGTAGGGTGCACGTCGATCAGACGACGGATAATACCCGATTTAGCGTCACTGATCTTCACTGGCTTGTTGGTTCCCATGAAAAGCAAAGCATTAATGCGAGCGGTGTAACTTGCTTTGTACTTCTCATTCATGGTCATGTCTTCGTGGGATATGATCGAGTTCAACTTGCTGTTGTCATCGATCCTTGAAAGATCGCCGTCGTGTTGGATCGCAACTAACGGATTCGATCTGAATACCTCAGTTGAGAACGTGTTGTTGTTCCCAGCTAAAGCCTTGGCTTCGAAGGATGCCGTATATCCTTCGAACAGTTTCTGGACTATATTGAGAATCGTCGATTTGCCCGTCCCGGCTGACCCATATAACACTAGGAATTTCTGGATCTTCTTCGAGTCCCCCGATATCACTGCTCCGATCGCCCATTCGATTTTCTCCCTCTCTTCAGGGGAATAAAGCGTTCCGATCAACTCGTCCCAAGCCTTGTGCGGCCCTGGGGCAAGAGAATATGGCAGGCGCCGGCTGACGTAGTCTGTCTTCTTCACTTGCGTGTTAGAGAAGGTTAAAGACTCGTCTAGTTGATGACTGTTATCACTGATGTTCCCCATGAACTTCCGGAATTGGCTCCATCTGTTGCTATCGAACGATTTGAGGTATTTCACGCATACCTGATGGCCTTCAGCCTCCAGTTTCTTGGCGTATTCGTGTAGAGCTGCGTCTACGAGAACTTGCACATCGTACTCGTCCGTAGACCACAGACCACGTTGTTCCGCCCAGATCGCGTAAAAGGATCTGCCTCGGATCATTAAGTCACTTGATCGGCCAACAATAAAGTCCGGGTAAACTTCCGTGATTCCATTCTTAGCTTCGCGCGTGCTAATCTGAATGAAATCCACTTAACCTCCCTCCGTTCTAAACCATCTCGAGGACGTAGGCGCTAAGCTGGTACCAAAGCTCGACATGCCTTTGGTCCTCGTGAGGCCTTTCTAGCGGAAACAGGCCGCCATGTCCGTTATATTGGTATGTGCGCCAAATCACACGATCTAGGATTTCGTCGATCTCATCCGCGGTCATGTAATTCAAGTTGGCGTCGTTGCAGTTATGTAGACTTAGGTTACGGATCAACCTCCAGAACCATCCGCGTGGCTCACCCTCAGCTTCGAAGGCAAGCCGTCGCGAAAGGGCAATCAGAAGTTCAAGCATGGAGCAACCTAAACGCATCCAGCTCGGATCCACGTCGATGAGTCGTTCTTGATCGACGAACTCGCATCTGAGGTCTTTCCCGTCCTCAAGTCGGTTGTCATCATTTGGAATGAACCAAACAAACTCCTTGTCGTAGAGCAGTTTGAGCATTCTCCAATAAGAATGGGAGGGATTGGTGACACGAATATCGCCGACCTGACGGTAAAGCCATACAAAGTACAGCTCGTCAAGTGGCTCGGTCATGGGCTAGTCCACTTCGCTTGGGTCCAAACCTAGAACCTCGATGGCGTACTTTCCGTCGCTTCGGAGGACTTCGAACATCGCCGTCAATCTCTCGTTGCGAATATAGACGACGTTCTCTTGATCAGACCAACGGCCGAAATATTGCAGGTTTTCGATGCCGACGATCTTGTTGACGTTATCTACCGTCTGCTCTTTGTCATCAGCCAGCACGTTGTCGCCGGAATACCACGTCATCGTGATTTGAGTATCTTCCGCTGCGTTCTCGAGATACTCCTGCGCGGTGACCACGTATGGCATGTGTCGAGAGCGCTTTCGTACCATCTCCTGGAACTGCGGATCGTCGTCCGGAGACATCACGTTGGTTTTCTCGAAGACGTTCTTCTCCAGAACCTGCGTTATGGGAGCTCCAGGGAGATCGTATCGACGCCGAATGATTGCACCGGCGACCTCCTCGAGAAGTTCCTTTTCTTCTTCCGGAATCAACGCAGCGACGGCATCTCCTGGCGTAGGATAGCTCAACTTCGCGTTGATCATGGCGTAGAACTCCTTGGTCTGCTCGATCTCCTCCTCGAGTAAACCTTGATACTTCTTCTCCAGTCGGTGGTTCGCGAGCAAATATCCCGCGATACCACCAGCCACGAGTGAAGCCGCGCCGGTTACGGCAGCAATCAGGACGGTCTTGTTCACGATGCCTCCTAGATCTTGTCGTAGATGACGCCGTCGACGTTGAAGTCGAGCAAGACGGAACGGTCGTCTCCGACGACGAATCGGGTGCCCTTGTTTCCTCTGTCGTTGAACACTCCGAAATCGATGTAGTTGTTGTCGCTCTTGATCCAACCCACAACTGCACCCGCCGGTGAACGATCCATGCCGAGCATGTCGTACACCTCGTTCAAGAACACATGTCCCCGAGCCCGAAGCATGTCGTTTGCGTAGTTCTGCTGGCACTGGATGAAGAGCTGATTGTGCATTGGGCTTTTCTGCCAGCTGGAACACGTCTCATCGAAGAAGCGAGCGTAGATGGATGCTCCTGCCGGCCTTGTGATGGTGCGAACCACCGGACCGGTTTCCGTCTCCTCGACGATGTCGGCCGTACACGTTCCGTACCGAAGCTCAGCTTCCCGTTCGTCTCCATAGGCTTCTCGCACACGATCGCGGTACTCCCGGAAGCCCTTGTCGAGGGCTGCGTAGGCGGCGGTCAGCGCTATGTTCCGTCGAGAGAGAATGACATGGGATCCGGTAAGAGCGGCGACGGACGCGATGCCGACTACGATTGCCGGCGCATACATCTTGGCGATCCGAGCACCGTAGCGGGCATAGATGACGATGGTGTCCTTGCGAGCATCTTCTTCGTCGTAGTTGTCGTGCTGAAGGGCTTCTTGGATCTTCTCGAGATCCTCCGAAGCGTCCGTGAGAACCTCGTCCATCTTGAGGGTGGCCCGGCTTGCGAGGACCACTGTGGCGACGATTCCGACCACACCGGCGGCGAACAGAATGGTGGGAGAGTGTTTCTGGACCCTCAGAACCTGCCGGCCAGCTTTGCTGGTGATGGCGTTCTGGATAGCTTTGAGATTCACTTGCTTCTCCTGTATCTTTCTTGAAATATGCGAACGTAAGTTGCGAATGCCTGGGAGTCAGACATGGCGTCGACTTTCCGCGCCCACTTTTTACTCTGAGGGTAAAAGGCTTTTAGAGCCTCACGGATGTTCTGGCTCATGGCTACTTCAAAGCCTCTGGACGAGGGAGGTCAAGCAAATATCCCCCGCTGATTCGAGTTACACCAGAACCTCGCAGGTCCGTCCAACCCCAGTTGTGGTCGACAGGAGTGCCGGCAACACCGACGATCTCGTACAGGTCGGCCACTGTAACCTGCTCGTACTTGGCGATGATATCGAACAAGCGCTCGATAACGGTTTCTGCTTCCGCTCTCGTGGCCACGATGAGGTCGTCAAAGTTGTGTGCGCCTCGGGATATGCGAACACGATCGTCTTCACGCCTGCTCGAGAAAGGCGAAGACGAGGATTGGGAGAATCGGTTATAGCTGATGTAGCCGCTATTTCCCGATGGACGCGCTCCGGTTCGCCGACTGGCGGATCGAGCTTCACCGAATAGCCATTTCTCGATACCCTGACTGAATGCATCAGCAGCCATGTCTTTTGCTGCCGGAATCAGGATATCGAAGACGACATAGTGAAGAACCTGTTTCGGATCGCCCGCGACGAACGTCTCCAGAAATCGCCTACCAAGAGGCTTCTTCCGCCGAGTCACCTCGGAGGTAACGACGCGTTCGATCTTTTTAGGTTCTCCGTCCGGTGGTTTCGCCTTGTTTGACGGAAAATCCATAATTTCCTCGTTCCGAAGAGAAAACTAAAAGTCCGTGTTAACGGACTCATAGTTCGGGGCTTAAGACTCTTGTAATTCGGGGGTTTTTCCCTTGACATTCTCGTTCCACCATTGAACGAGCTCATCGATCTTGGCATCGGTGTACTTGATAGTTGCATCTGCAACCATCATTCCGAGAACGTAGGCGGCGCAAGCCATTGTCACCTTGTCGGTGAGTTTGTCTGGCGACGTGTTGTTCTTGATGATGGCCGAGATGATCTTTCCAGTTCCGAGGACAATCACGACGCTCGTTACCTTTTTGGTGACGTCGATTTTGTTCATTGGAAATCCTTTCTTTGGGGTCTCATTATAAGCTTTGCTATTTTTGCGATAGGGGCGCAGTTTATCCAGTTGACCGCCACGGGGGCAACGGTCACACCCGGATTGAGACGAGGTTGTCTTTTACAGCCACGCAGCCTGAGTAGTCGGTGGAACCCCAAAAGCCGACTTGCGGGCACCCCATTTCGCAAATGTTAACCGCTCATGCGAAGAGCGAGCAGAAGAACTTCCTTCGGAACGTTCCCCTTGGTGTCGCGTATGAGTTTCTCGAGTTCACTCTTGGGAAGCTGGACAAGCTCCTCCATCGAGTACTCAACGAGATCCTTCTTCTTCGCCGGCAGCGGCACGTCGGCCTGCTCGAGCGCGGCCGGTGCAGCATTGATCCGTTCGACGACCGATTTCGGCAAGCACCCCTTCACGAACTCGGTGAGAGAGTTCGCGTCCCTGAAGAAGCTGATGAAGAGAACCGAATACGCGTCCGTTTCCATGAACGCTTTCGTGATCTCCGACGACTTCTCGAATCGGACGCCGTCCTCGTTTCGTCGGCCGTACGCTTTGCCGATGATGTTCTTGAACGCGGCGATGATCTCCGCCCGATTTTCTTCGGCGACGATCTTCCTCAGATGGGTCTCCAGTCCACCCTTGGCCTCCAGTTCCATCTCGGCGATGTCGGCTTCAGACAGGTGGAAATAGAAATCCCCTGTGATGTCTTCGCCGTCAAGGTTCTTGTAGGTGATTGATTTCTTCAGCATTGCGAGCCTTTCCGGCGTCGTTCTTACTTCGGACTAGACGGTTTGGTTCAGGCCTTGGCCGCCTTCGTGGCGATCTCGGGCGTGGTGTCCTCGGCCAGTTCGTTGTTGTCCCGGACTCGCTTCACGAGCGTGACGACGCCGAACGCGACGGCGGCGGTGACGGCAGCGATGATGATCCGCTTGGGGGTGAACAGCCTCTTCGTCGTGAGAGCGTCGGAAACAGCCTCGGCGAGCTTCTCGTTCTTGTTCATTTCAAAATTCTCCATTTCAGGATGGGTCGGTTACGTACTGGGAGTGTTTGTAGCGGCTAAGAAAATCGAAAGTATTGCCTCGCTGGCGATACCTCGAAGTTAATCACAAGGCATGGTTTGTTGTCGTCGGTCAATGCTGTTGTGAACTTGATCTCGAGCATCTTGTCGGTGTTCCATCCAACTTCCTCGGAGACCGCGGTAGATTCCAATCCGATGAGTTGGTATAGATCCGACAGAGATGCATAGTTACTGTGGAGGATTTGTTCGTTGATATCGTTCTGAGCCTTCCGGATCTTCTCCACGTCACTCCGGAAATATCGACCCGCGTAGGCGTCGTAGCACAGAACATCGCCGTTCAAGACGATCACTTCGCGCTGACTCATGGGATTCCGGTTTAAGGTCTCCTGCGCGATTTCATCTCGGGCCGCTTGTTCTTTTCTTTCGCCGATCTTCTCGACAATCTTTGCGCGGTACTCGTCGAAGGCCCTTTCCATCACGGAATATGCAGCGGCGAGAGCGGCGGCTCGACGTGCACTAATCCGATTTGCGCCGACAATAGCGACGACGGTGAAAAGGGCTGTGGCGCCGGCCGGAATATACTCTTTCCAGACCAGCGCCACACGTTCCCTCAACTCCAGGGGAGAGTAGTAGCTCTCGTTTGCAGCCAGAATCTCGGCCGCCCTGAATGTAGCCTTACCGGTGAGGTAGGCCGTAGTAATGGTTCCCGCCACTCCTATGGCGGTAAGAATCAGCGGCGAATTGTCAGTTACGACTTTTCCTGTCCGCTGAACAATGTCGGACAGTTTAAGCATTTGCCCGATAACCCTCTTCCTCGTTGTAAGTCGAGTCGTTTTCGAGCTCCGATTCGAACTCGGCCTGGTCCTGTGCATGCGGCTTTGTGAAGAACGCGATGAGCCACAGGACGAACGCGATCATTAGGATGTTTGCCCAGATCGCGAAACTGAGTTGAACCGCCGGATGCAGATGCAGGCTCATCTCGTTCCTTTCTTGCTAGAAGAGTGGTGCCAGCTCCTTCTGTTCTTTGAGGAGACCGGCGAAGAACTCCTGGTCGTTCGCCAGGACCAGTTTCGGTGCATCGAACGCGGTGTCCAAGAAGGAACGCGTCGGCGTATGCTTGGTCGCCCGATGCTTTGCCTGATGAGGAGGTTTCTTCAGAACCCCCTCCTTGTTGAAGCCGCTCACCATTTCGGTGAAGAATGAGTCATCCTCATTCCGGATCTTCTCCAGCTCCAATTTGCGCTCGCGGCGAACGGCCTTGACTTCATCAAAGCCCCAGGTTCCCATGGCTGCAAAGAGCACGATGAGAGAGATGCCGAGCCCCACCTTCGTTGCGAAGAGGAGCACGTGCAGGATGGTGATGATGGTTTCCATGTCGGTTGTTCCTTCCTGTGATGGGGACATGGGTTGGTTTTGCGGAAAGACTAAGAGCCCTCGAACGTTTCAGCACACCAGTTACTGTTCCTCTCAGCAGCCAGCGCGGTACTAACTCGAGGGCCCGTAGCCAAACGCAAAACCAAAGTCCGGGTTAGGGAGCTTTGGCTTTTGATCCGCTTGGGGATTAGTCTGCTTCATTGAGCTTGTTGACGATGATGGCCGTTGCTGCGATTTGGGCGGCGACCGGGATTGCAATCTTTGCAATCTCGATGGCGAGCCTTACTTTCGAGTTGTTGGCGACCTTCGTAACAATCTGCGGTTTAGGCATGACATTGTCCTTTCAGGTTGGGGTCTCATTATAAGCCCTGTAATTTCTGCGACCAATTTCAGAAAATCCACCCCGGGATTTTTTTGGAGGCGAAAACCAAAGCCCTTGTGTGGACGTTGGTTTCTGAACTCTAGTTGGAATTGTTGGTTCTCCGAACCCAGCTCAGTACGCACAGGATGGCGAATATGGCTATTAGGGTTGCGAGGAAGAACATGGCGGTTCCTTTCACTAGGGGTCTCACTATAGGCCTAGTAATTTCTGCGACCAAAAAATATAATGGGAGCAAAACAAAAAGGTGTGTAAGCGATTTGCTTCTTACACACCCTTTCGTTGATAGCCGTTGTGGGGTTCGATTTGTCACCGAAGTTTTCCGACGAATGACAACGCTTTCGAGGCTACGACATTAACGCGTTCGTGTTGGAGGATCAGTATGATTCCAGCGAGGTTGGCTGCGATCAGGGCGACGGTGTCGGCGCTCACTTTGACGGAGGAGGTTAGTTCCTTCCTCAGTTTCAGGAGTTTGACATAGTTGTCTGATGCGGCGGTATACTCTTTGGATTCTACCGGGAGTCCTGCCATTTCACTTAGTACGTTGGCGATTACTTCGTCAAGCGCGATCAGTTCAGGGGTTGGCTTTCGTGTGAACATTTCGGTTCCTTTCTTTGGGGTCTCATTATAAGCTTTGTTTTGCTCGCGACCCTAAGAAGAAGGAGACGAAACTGCTTCTGTTGTTATTGTCGACGTCGGTCGATGAATCTTGAGTACTAGCGTATCCTTCTCAAAGAAGGCGTTCGGATCGATCTGCTTGAGCCGTATCATCGATCCTTCCTCTCCTTCTTCAAGCGCCACGGATCCGTCGTACTGAGCCCCCGATACGTCGTGGATTATTTTGGCGAAACCAACCAGGGCACCGACAAAGGTGTTGAGGACGGCGATACTCCCCGACACCTCTTCCTGATATGCGAAGTGCCAGATCTGAGCGAGACCAAAGTACAGCGCTCCGATCGCCGGCAGGATGATCAATGCGGACTGACGGAGGACGTTGTACGCACGATCATTCAAAATTCGTTTCGGCGAATTCTGAGTCATGAAGCTCAACCTTCTTTCTTTGCCTCGGAAAATTCATTCTGAAGATGAGCCAAGCCAACGCCGAAGTCGATATGGCAATCATCGTCAGCATCAAGGCGTTGATCCAGAATCGGATCAGAATATCTCCCGGTGCCCAAAACGCGAACATCACCGACATGTCGGTGGCAAACGCGAAGGAGACCGCCTGCAACATAAACAGGCGTCCGAGAAGCTTCTTCCGCCAAGGCGAGAATGAATATATGATTGGAACTGCGGTCGTGCACAGAGCGGCTATTGTTAGAACGATGAGGATCCACGTCCTCAGAGCGTTAAGATCCCGTGTCATTTTCTTTTCCTCCAGGGCGAACGATGATCGCTTCTAAGGCATCGGCGAAATGGTTCCGTTCGCGAAATTCTTTAATCTCTCTCGACAGGGAGGTTACTTTATCGGCGCGCTGCTCTACCTGACGAAGATGCGCCCTAGCCATAGCCAGAGCCTCCCTGGATTCTTCGTCTGACTTATTTTCCCGACGGAACCACATGGGTTCCTCCTGACTGTAGCGCACGTTGAATCGTGTCAAACAATGCCACTACAAACGCGTGATTTGTTTGAACGGTTTCAAGTAGCTCAGTGGTTTGACCATCGGATGCCGCACGAGCCGCTTCGGATAGTTCGTATGCCTGACGCCAACGTTCAGCCTCCTTCACTTTCTCCTTGTAGAAGTACCTGGGAACAAGAACGCCGAACATGACCAGAAGGAAGACCACGCCTAGCAACCCGTACTGGGTAAGAATCGGTATAGGAATACCGAACATTATGTAGTCTCCTTCCAAGTTCCACCATCTTTCACAAAGGGTACGGCCACTTTCCAAATTCCTGCTATCTTCACGTAAGGGACCGCAAGAACCCACGAACCACTGTCTTTGATCCGAATGGCCGGCTGAGTGAGTTGAGAGATGATCGTGGACCAAACCCCGTTCCCGATCGCGTTATTAGCCCGAACTCGGAAATAGTGAAGTTTGTTCGGAGTCAAGCTCGAGAGGAATTGAGGAGAAACTGCCCCGGTGTAAAGAGTACTGTCTGCGGTAGCAGTCGTTCCGTAACCGATGTCATAGCTCGTGATCGCCGATCCGCCGTCCCCATTAGGAGTCCATGACAAATATAGCGAAGTAGGAGTGACATCAGACACCGTTGGCAGGTTTGGAGCTGGAGGAACCGTTGCTCGAGAAATTGCTTGGTTGAAAGTAGTTGGACCACCCAAACCGACAGTTCCTGTAGCTCCAAGATAGAAAGTAACCGTTTGAGAATATGTGATGTTCCAACTACCCAGAAGATTCCATCCCGAATTGGCATTATAATTGTGTGAAAGCCAACCACTATAAGAACCATTAATGGTGTATGCCCACGGCATACTGTGATCGAAGGTAGTTGAGTTGTTAGACGTGATCCAGAATTCCACATTTCCCGAAGCGGCCCCGGGGGCAGTGTCTCG